CATAAGTTTTAACAAGTCTGGAGAGTAGATCACGATAATGGCCTTTCGATTTATTATATTTAAACCGAGTGGCGACCTCGTAATGTTCTAATACATCATCAATTAATATTGTGATGGCTGCGCCTTGAAGTTTCTCTTCTTTGATATGAGCTTTGATATCTTGAAAGTCTTCGTTCATTTCACGTTTAGTATAATTATCAGGCATCATTCTTTGGACTCCAAAATTTATAATGCTCAAAATTAATTATATTGTCGTGTGTTTGAATTTGTTTTTTATTTTTTTTCTTTTTAAAGTTAGATACTTTTGATGGATCGGGTTTATGGTTTTTGAAAAAAGAGGTATTTCTTAATTCTTTATTGTGAATATCGTAAATGTCTTGTGCATCCTGGAGGAACCTTGGTCCGAGTTCCGTGTATCCATAATTAACACCATTGAGTAAAGCAAAGATAGTCGAGGTTAGATTCTTGTATTGATTAGGCGTAAATTTCCCTGCTGCAGTAACTAACAGCTTTGTTAAATCAGTGATACCATCCTTTTTCTTTGCCATTTATATAATCCAATGCAATTTTAAATAATAATACTTGTTCGGCTTCTTTTGTTATGCCGTTTGGTCCGTGGAGCGTGGTTCCTGATGAATTGCAAATGATACACTCAGTGTAATATCCTGCAGTAGTCTTAATATAACCAAGGCCTTTGCAGTCTTTACACTTTGCGGATTTGCCAGTTAATTTATTCATATTAAATTTTAGGTTGTGTTGCAAGTACTTATTGTAAAGAAAAAAGGGGATGGGATCAATGACCCCAACCCCTTTGATAAGCGTTGTATGAGTAGTTTAATTTAATTTTTTATTATTCCATCCAGATACTTGATCTAAATATTCTTCAGGACTCATTAAACCATGTTTTTTCTCTATTAAATCTACAAAATTTTTAGATCGTTCAACTAAATGTTTAGGCGCAACAATGTCAAAAGCTTCTTTTAACCCACTGCCCAAGATAGTACTCATCACCTGGGGATGTTTCATTTTTCTTTGAGCTTTACCTATGATTTGTCTTACTCGTTCTCTAGATAGATGAAATGTTTGAGCAATTTCCTCTAAGGTATGCTCATGGCCATCATCAAAACCGAATCGCATTTTTAATATTGCAGCTTCTCTAGGATTCAAACCTTTTTCAATTGCAACTCTAATCTTAATCTTAGCCTGCTCTTCAATAAGTTTTTGCTCCTGGTTTTTAGTTGGATTAACAATTTGTTTAAGATCTTTTTCTTTAACTTTAATTTCAAAAGATCTTTTATTGAATCCTTGTAGTTGTCTTTCAGTAAAACAATCTTCCAAAGTAACATTAAGAACTTCTAATAACTTAGCGCAAACACCAACTAAGGTACCTTTTTCAGTAAAAGGTTTTAGTTTGCCAGCCACTAACTCTGTTAATTGTTGGTAAGGCAGATAATTTTTTTCTGCAAAACTTCTTACACTTATGTAACCTTTATCCTCAATTAACTTTAAGATACGTTCATTCCTAATTGTTATTTTTACTCGATAGTCACTCATTACTGTCTCCTGATTCGTTAATTTATTTTATTCATAATTAAAAACTAGATTGCTCAGATTAATTGTCAAATAAAATTTCATATAAGAAAGTATAGGACTGTTGCTGCAATTACCCACCATAAAAGGTAGTTATTATCGTTATACGGTTGTCTCATAGAGGTTTAAATCCTGGAAGCTCCTCTTCATTAAAGTTATCATCTTTCATATTAAGAATCTTTCTTATAGCAGATAATTCAGTATACGCTTTGGTCTTTTCATCAACTGCAAACTTTAATCTTTCATTACAGTAATCTTTTAAATTTAAAAGAATCGCTTCTGGATCATCTTTGATATACGGATTGTTAGTCATACGAATTATTTCAGAACAAAAAGTTTCAATTGCTCTACTGCCAGAAATATAATTAACTAGATTATGAATCTGCACTGTCATTTTCTTTTTTCTATTTTTGTCGTAGTTAAATTGTATTCTTTTTAATTCTTTATCCATTTAATTCTCTAACTTCCTCATGGCTAAAAATTTAGTCTTAGCTATTCTTAACATACGATCAAACAACGGCTCTGCTTTAAAAGTTTTAATAGTATTTCTCATTTCACCATTTACAATTAAAGTCAGAGTGTTATTTGAATGGTCTAATTCTATAGTGAAGAGTTCTTTACCCTTCACTCTAGTATCAATTCTTTTTAGATCGCTTTCCGTCATCATTACTTTCTCCATTTAAAAGTTGTTTACGAAAATTTTCTACACTAATTTTATTTTTCTTAGCTAAGTGTTCTACGTAACCTTGAAGCATTTTAGATATCATTGCGCCAGGTGCTCTGAATTTATTTTTACAAAGACCCTTTAACAATTTGTAATCTTTAATGTTAATGGCTACAGATTTCCATTTATTTATGTCCATTATCTTTTACCTCCATGTCTTTAGTTAATACTAAAGGCTTTTGAATTGGATCATTTTTATAATGATTCACTCTCCAGTCTTCTATTTCTTTTTCACTTAAAGTTTTAACCATCTTAATCGCATCCTCAATAATCATCATTTGAGTATTCGCTTGGTTAAGTTTAGTTAGAAGTCTAAAATTTTCTAATCTAAGCTCTTTTACTTCTGTACCTAATGCAGTGATGCCTTCATCAAGTTGTTGCATTATGTCTTTTGGTTTTGCATTATCCATGCATGTCCTCCTTGGTTGGTTCGTTTTTTCTTGTTTCAATTTCGTCAAATACTAAAATGGTCGCTAACGTTTTATTTACTGGATAATGTTTTCTATTAATCTCATCCGTAAAATTAATATTAGCAACACCATCTATGTACATATCTAAATGCATCGAATCTTCAATTGGCGTTCCATCTGCTTCATACAGTGGGATGCTTGCTAATTGTTGATCGATATCAGACATGATAGACTTGAGTATTGGACTTTTACTTTTTTGTTTCATGTCATCTTAAATATATGGGATAAGAATTAATGTCAAATTAATTATGAAATTTATTTTAATATATACAGTCTGCGCTTTCATTGATGGTAGTTGTTTACCCGATACTCAATACCCTAAAACCTTTGATACCTGGAGAGAGTGTATAATTACAGGATTAGATACTACAAAAAAAGTTATTGAATTTTTCCCACCAGAAGATATAGAGAAGTATCATCTTGGTCCACGATTTGTGTGCCAAGGTATTAATACTGTTTAGAATGATTCTAAAATACATATTATTAGGTAGTGTATGTTTGAATACACCAGATATGGGTACCAAGTGCACCCAATATATAGTAAATGACCTCATAGATGGCCCAGGATGTCGTTCTAAAGCAAAACATATAGGAATGACCATGAAACGACAAATAGAAGAAATTGGGGGCTCTATGGCCGATTATAACGTACATTGTATAGCTATTGACAGCCAAGGCTACAATGTTGACCATTCTTTCAAAATATCTTATAATATCTCATGACAGCTTATCGTATCCGTGCTTACATGGGAGGAAGCAGTATAGACCAAGTAGTCGAAGCTGATAATGCAAAGCAAGCGATATTAAAGGTGTCAGAACAAGTGGACCAAGGTAACGTTGAAATTATCAATGATGGTTTCACCGGGAACAAAAGGGTTCACATAACTTATGAGGAACTAAAATGAGTCCTAAAAAAATTGAGCTGCTTAAAGAATTACAAGCACTCGAAAACAAATGGTCATCTGAGTTAATGACACATGGTGGTGTTCATACAGGGATGACTCAAATAGAATCTGATATTAGATCTAAAAGAAATGCGATCAAGTATCAGGATGTACAAGAAAACTTACAAGCACAAGCTTAAGTTTTTATTGTAGTTAAAAAGTTTATCTTTTTCCTAGGGGTTCTGTCGGCTTTCCAAATTCGTAATGATTTATAATCTTTAATAATTTTTCTCTTTTAGTAACTGAATAAGGTATAAATAACTTTGCAAGTTTTAATGCATTTTGATGAGAGCACCTCCATCTCCACTGAGGTATCTTAGCTAAACTACCTTTGCCAATACCTTTGTAATGAATACTACCAACCTTAACAATATCATAAAAATTTTTAATACAATCTAAATCAGACATAGCTACTTCCATAGCCACATTCCATTTTAAATAAATTTTACCGTTTGGTTTATTACATTTGTATTGTGCATAATTAATATTACCTTCACCATCAAATAATCCTGCTGCATAAGCAATCATATCCTGGTTTCCGTGAGCCGTGTTTCTTTTATTTAGCATCACCCCAACTCTTTCCAAGTCCATACTCAACAACAGAAGGTACTTCAAACTTAATAGTATTTTCCATAATCTCTTTTATCTCTTTAGCATGAGCTTCATCTTTTACATTAAAACACAATTCATCATGGATCTGTAACATAGGTAAGTGACCTGCATTTACACAATCTAACATAGCTTGTTTAGTTTGATCAGCTGAGGATCCTTGAATTAATCTATTCAATGCTTTATAGGTATAGGCTCTTTTAATATTATTAGCACCATACTTTGCAACAGCATTCTCATATTTCTCTGCAACATGTAGGCCAAAGTCTTTTGTTTCCCACATATCAAATCTACATTTTCTACCCTTCTTAGTTCTAATCACACCCTCATTAGCAGCTTTAAGCATACATCTATCAGATAGTTGTTTTACAAAAGGTACCTTCCTATTATATTTTACAATCAATTCATCGGCCTCTTCTTTACTTACTCCTAAAGAATTAGCTAACTTATTCTTACCCATTCCATACATAAGGCCTAGTCCAATTGTTTTAGCTTGAGTTCTCTCAATACCTACCAGGTCTGCTACTGTTTGGTGAAAGTCTGCGCTAGAATTTTTATAAGCTTCCATCAATTCCTCGGAGCCTTCATAGTTTAAAGATGATGCATAATGGACTGTCATCCGTGGTTCTTGTTGCGAGTAATCAAAGCTACCCCATTGGTAGCCTTCCTCTGGTATAAATAATCCTCTTATCTTGGGGCCAAACTCTTTATTTCTAGCAGGTATTTGCTGTAAGTTAGGATTAGACATACTGAGTCTGCCTGATACCGTACCTCCAGTATCTGATCTAAGTTGTTGGATCTCACCATGAATACGGCCGTTGACCTGGTACTTCATGATCGAAGATAAAAAAGTTCCATGAAATTTATTGATCTCTCTTGCACTCACAATTAATTGTGCTATTTTGTTTTTATTATTAATCAACCAATTTTGTGTAAACGATGGTTCCTTTGTTTTTTCGGTTCGTGGGTAATCTAACTTCAGTTTGTCAAAAGCTTTGGCAATCTGGCGGGGTGCCCAGATATCTATTTCTACTCCTGTTTCTTTCTGTATATCCCGTAGTATTTCTTTTTCTTGGTGCATCATTTCTTTTCGTAATGCTTCAGCTTTTTCCACTTGGACTCTCACTCCTCGTTGACGCATCTTTATTAGGATTGGAAGCAATTGCATCTCCATTTCCCATACAGTAGTTAGACTCTGAGTTTTAATTTCTTGTTCAAATCTTTTCCATAATTTTAAAGTTAGTTCTGCATCTTGCTCTGCGTAATATCCGACATGTTCTGCAGGTAACTTCCACATCTCTGCTTTAGGATCTATACCATGAGCTGCTGCAGCTTCTCTTAATTCTGTCTCTGCTTTTATCTCTCCAAGGTAATCAACGGATAATGAATTCAATGCATATGAAAATCTATTCTCATCTATAAGTGCAGCTGCTATCATTGTATCTATGATCTCACCTTTAACTTCTATCCCAGATGCTTGTAACCAACCGACATCGTATTGAGCATTATGAAATATTTTTTTACATGGAAGTGCACATACATCTTTCATATATTGTTTAACCTGTTGAGGTATCATATTACCTCCACCTAAATGATTAAATGGAAAGTAACCTTTCCAACCATCTACTGCTACTGCAAACCCTACAATTTCACCTTTACCTAAAGCCCAGCCAGCTCCAAGTTTATTATTAATACCATCATCTCTTGTCTCTAAGTCGATAGCTATTTCTTTTGCGTTAGATAAATCTTTATACTCACTCGGAGTATTCCATAATGATTTTTTAAATGTTAGTGTTAGTTGTAGTCCGTTCATATGTTTCTTCTTTCGTTGGTATGTTTTTTAATTTTATATAACAATCTGCACAATAATATTTTTTATCCTCAATAATATCTGCTTTCTTATTGCAGTCCTTGCACTTTATCATTAATAAATTTTTGTTCGATTAACTTATTTAACTTATCTTTATTACTAAATGCAAATAATGCTGCATGATAATCTTCTGGAAATATTTCCCAGTAAGGACCCTCAGTACCAGAACATCCTTCTCTTGCAGGATATATCTCAAGAGTAAATCCTACTCCATCAACCTTTATTTGTTTTTTTATTGTTCTTGAACTTGGCATCAGTATCCTTTAGTTTTTTAATTTCTAAATCACAATAATGTTTTATTTTTTCTAAATCTTCAATTCCATTTTTACCTAAATATCTACAAACATATTTTACAACGTTGCCCTGGAAGAATGAGAGATTGTTTTTTGAAATAAATTCATAAGGTTGAATGTGAAAATCTTTGTAGTGATTCCCGCCAATCTGTTTTGATTGTGGAAATGCTTCTTCTAATAAACCACTATTTGTCATTTTTCTCCTGTACATAAATTAAATAATCTGATCCAATTGGATAGTTATACTTATAGTCAGTTCGCAATAAATGTAAAGTTTTTCTTGCTCTAGTTGCACCAGTGTACCAAACTTTACGTTCATCACTTTTTTCTTGTTTGTTTTTATTATCGTAGTCCGATGGATAGTTACCTTTACTATAAAGCACTACATGATTTGCTTCTCCACCTTTAACACTGTGTATTGTATCTATAGTAATTAGTGGGTCCTTATCTAATTCTTTTTGTCCATAAGTTCTAAGTAATCTAATAAATTGTCTTACCTGTCTTGGTTTAAAATTTCTTCTAAGTATCCAGTACCAAGGTTTTTTTGAGTCCTCTTCTTTTAATTCTAAACCACACCACTCTTTTAAATCTTGAAAGTTATATTCTCTTAAGTCTGGTTCATTTCTCCAAAACCTATCTAATCTATATTCGGGATCTGAAAGTTCTCTAATAAACTTATACATATTCCTTGCTTGTTTCTTGTCTATCTTTTTATCTTTAGTAATAGCAGTCCAGGCTTTAATTGCTTCCCATTGTTTTACATCAAAACATTTTGTATCTTTATTATCTTTAAAATATAAACCTGCATCTTTAGCTAACATTCTAAGTTCGTTAACTGTTTCATTTATCCTGCCTAAGATATACCAATCTTCTTTTAATTTATTAAAAGGTATTTCTTTAAATGATAAGTAACTTTTTACATAACCTTTACTATCTCCAGGTAAGTATTCTTTCTCTTCACTATCTTTAATACCTCTTCTAATAACTTGTGAAAATTTATAAATAGCCTCTCCAAATCTTTGAGTCTTTCTTAGTTTTACTTTTCGGCCTGGAAAAAACTTTGTAAAATACTTTGGATCTGCACCATTCCATTTATATATACCTTGGTCATCATCACCTGCTAAATATATTTTTTTAGCTTTCATAGCCATCTTATAAATAACTGACCATTGAAGTGGTGTACAATCTTGTGCCTCATCTAATATTAAAACTTTAAGCGATGGAAAGTCTACTTCTTTAATTGTTCTCTCAATCATATCATCGAAGTCGATGAATGATCTTTCTCCTCCACCTTGTTTGTAATGTTCATATGTTGATATCTTTCTATGAAAAACAGTTAATGAATCTTTTTTATAAGACTCTCTTTTGTATGCTTCCTCTGGAGTAATTAATAAATTTCTTGCTTTACTGTAAATACCTAACGACCAATCTTTAAATGTAAATGCATCATCAGCTAATCTAGTATCAGAGGTTTTTATTATTTTAGTTTGTAATGCAAAATCAATAGCACAATGTTTAGGATCAAATACCTCTTCTTGAAAGTATCTTCTACAATATGTGTGTAGAGTTTTGAATCTTAAAAAATCTTCTGATGTATAATTAGGAAAAGAATCCATAGCTCTTCTTACTGCAGTGTTCACTGCTTTGTTTGTAAAAGATAAGTAAGCTATATCAGATGGTTGTACTCCTCTTCTTAAATGACTTTTTAAAACTCTTTCAATTAAAGTATATGTCTTACCTGTACCTGGTGGACCAAATATCTTTATGGTCTTCCTGTATAAGTCTTTAAGTATTTTAAGTTCTAAATTTTCCTGTGTGGAAGTCATCATCCATTTCCGATACTGTTTTATCATTACCTTTAGCAGCGTTACTTATGTTTTTGTAATCCACAAACTTAGGCATCTTTACAAACCAAACATTTTTAACACCTTGATGATAATCTAATCGTTCACATCCCAACATATTTAAAGCTTCAGCTGAACTTCTAAATACTTTATTCTTTCCTAAGAAATCTTCAAAGGTAATCTTTTTAAAATAACAAATGTTAGTTTCAGAGTCTAGAACAACATACTTATCTTTTAATTTATCAAAGTCATCTTCCTCAATATGACTCTCAAAGAATTTTTTAAGAAAAGTATATTTTTGTTCTTCAACTGAATCTTCAAACTTCATCTTATCGTTCTCAACTGCTTTCTTAACTAGTGCAGCCATAAGCATTTCAAATGGAGAAGGACCACTTCTTGGTCTAGGTAATGTAACCCAATATATTCCATACTTAAGTAATTTAACTCTAAAAGATTTTTCATCCTTCATGTCTTCTGGATTGATTACTATTTTCTCTCCTTGAAATGTAAATGCATATTCAATTGATGTTGGACTTCTAGTAAATTCTATATCTTCAAAGTCATCTATTAAATCTGGTACTTGTGATCCGATACCTAACTTTCTAAACTTACATAAATCTTTATTACATATAGGTGTGATAGCCCCAAGTTTTGGTGGACACTTGTAACTATAGTCTTTTTTAATAACAGATTTTGCAACAGAACTTTCCACTTCTTTTGGATCCATAGGTGTAACAAATATCTCCTGGTTTCTTTTTTGAAGTATTCGTGACATCTCTTCTTTACTAATATTGCCGTCTGCTTTTTTCATTTCAAGCACACCAACATTGTAGAGTAAATCATTTCTGTGATTACCAGACCACTTATCCATAATCATTTTTTGAATACATGGCGGATAATGTTTCCAATCCTCTTCTGGTTCGTATTCTTTTACTTTTAAACTATTTAATTGTTCTAAAGATATTGTTTTCTTTTTAGCTAATTCTAAAAAAGTTCCTATCATAACTGGTGTATTATTTTCATCATAAGCAAACTCTGTAGTAGCATTCATATTGAAGTAAGGCATATTCATACACTTATTCATAGGAAACACTTCTAATGCTTGAAAGAAATTTTTATTCCACTCATTTAATTTTTTAAGAACATCTTTAACTGAATACCATCCATCTAAAAATAAAAATAAATGTAGGCCACCAGACTTTGATCTAACTGGTACTAATGGTAATTGATTGTCTCTAACAATATCTATAACTTTCTTTTGTGAATAATCTTTATAACTCTGAGGATCTATATCTATACATCCCCATTTACATAGGTCGCCTTTCTCAGGCATAATCCCTATTCTTTGTTTACCGTTTATATGATCTGTCCATAATTCAAGAGTAACAGGTTCGTGTTTCGTGAATGTATCACTAACCTTCTTGCCCCGTTCATCTACTTCCCCCGTAAGAGAAGTAGTGATGAACAGTTCAGAATTACCCTCAAATATTTTTAAGAGCTCCCTTTCCATAAATTAAAATGGAACAGATTCTTTTGATACAGTGTTATTTCCTGAAGCTTGATTCTCATTTGAGAAATCAACCTTACCAAAAATATCACTCTTCATGGCGCTTTGATAAAAGGCTTGTGTTGCCTCTAATGTTTTCAAATGCTCTTCTGCATTTAAGAACTTATCAAATTCAATTACCCAACCATACCAAGAATTTTTAGAATTAGATTCTTTGGTTGTAGATAATTTATAAGTAGTTGCCCATGATGGTGGATTAAAGAAACCTTTTTTACCTTGGGCTCTTCTAGTCATAATCATAGAATTCCAAGTCTTAGATTTCTTTTTCTGTGTAGACTTTAATGGAATCATTGCTTGTTCAATTGGATTATAATCTTTATCCAAAATATAAACAAAGTGATTTCCAGTATCCTCTACATAGTTACCATTTGGCAATCTATCTTTACCGTCAGCTTCTCTTGAAGTCTGAGCCATGATAGACGGATCAGTGTGAATGTTTACAGGTCTTCCTAAACCTTCACCTTTATCCTTCCATTCATTAAATGTGTTTATGTAAAGACATGGTACTACAATTAGACCTTCTCTACCTTTCCACACAGTACCAGATGTTTCACTCCATATGTCTCCTTGCTTTGCAGTTTCAACATACTTTCCATCAGTCTCATCTAAGACTGGTGAGTTAGCATATAGTATTTTTAACATTGGAAGTTTTTGGTCCCGAGCTGTTACAAACTCCTGACCTTGTCCTGCCATATCTTCCAAATTAAAATTAGTTGGCAGGTTGTCTTTTTTAGTCGTGATCGCTTTTTCTTTTATTATCATGATCGTTGTTCCTTGGTTGTTATTTTAGTTTTATTAGCAACATAAGTACCAAACAATTCAGCAGGTACATCCTTACCTAGATCTTGAATTTGTTCTCTAACAAATCCTCTAAGTGAACTAGGGTGTACAGTTTGTTTTTGCTGAACTGGTAGTCCTTTTTGCTTCAGCTCTTCTACAATTGATTTAGCTTCATTGTCTTGCTTCATACCAAACTCCATAGTCACTTGGTTTTTAATCAAGTCACCATGACCGTTTTCTCGAAGCCAACTAAAAGCCTCTTCAGTTTTAGACGCAGGTATTCTAGCTGAATAGAACGGCTTAACTTCAACAGACGACCCGTCTGTTAATTTAAGCAATGATACACCTGCTTGTTGCATTAAGTTTGGAATTGTTTGCTCAGAAAGAGTAGTCTCAGTTTCCTTCAACTTCTTTAGTTGTTCTTCAACCGTATTTATCTGTTTCTGAGTTTCCAATAACTTATTGCAAGAATCGGCAATGTCCGAAGACATGCCAGTATCAACCGACACGGTTGATTCTGCTTCTAAGTCCATAAGAACCTCCTTGGCGCAAATCAATATATTATTTATTTGATTAATGCAAACAAATAATTTAAAAAATTTGCATGTATAATTATAAAACAAAACCGTTCGAACATCAAAAGCAAGCCTTAATTCAAGGGGCCAAAGACTATAATTTTGCTTACTTTATGGAGATGGGTACAGGTAAAACTAAAGTTGCAATTGATAATGCAGCTTATTTATTCCAGGATAAAAAAATAGATTTTGCATATGTCATTGCACCTAATTCAGTTTATCAAAATTGGAAAAAAGAAATTAAAACTCATTGTCCAGAAGAAGTGAATATGTATATTTGGAAAGTTTCTAAAGATAAAGATTTTGAAATTGATCCAAGTAAATTAACATTTGTATTAATGAATGTTGAAGCACTATCGCATGCATCAGGTAAGAAGTGGTTAGAAAGTAAATTAATTAAAACTGGTATGAGAAGTATGATTATACTTGATGAAAGTACATCTATAAAAAATCTTAAAGCATCTAGAACTAAATCTATAATTAAATTAGGACAGCTTGCTAGATATAAAAGAATTCTTACTGGATCACCAGTAACAAAATCACCTTTAGATTTATTTTCTCAATGCGCATTTTTAGATAAACAATTATTAGGCTATGATACCTTTACTGTATTTAAAGCAAGGTATGCAGTTATGTATAATATAGAACGCGGTGGTTATAGTATTCAAATACCAAAGTATTATGTGAACCTAGAAGAGTTAGAATATAAAATAAAAAACTTTTCTTATAGAGTTAGAAAAAAAGATTGTTTAGACATCCCACCTAAAATGTATGTTCAAAGACATGTGGAACTACCGGATGAACAAAGACAAGCTTATGAACGACTTAAACAAAATGCATTAATAATACTTAAAGATGATGAAGTATCCTACAACAACAAACTAACAGAACTACTTAAACTACAACAAGTGGCTAATGGTTTTGTTAAAACTAATGAAGGGGATATAGTTGAATTTAAAAGCAATGCAAAGCTAAAAGAATTAATGAGTGTATTGGAGGAGACTCAAGACAAGTGTATCATATGGGCTAACTATGTTTATAATATAGAAATGATAAAAGCCAAATTGAAGGAGACTTATGGAGAAGATTCAGTGGTTTCGATATACGGAAAAGATTCAGTTGAAGTACGTAACGATGCTGTTGAAAATTTTCAGTCTAATGACCGATGTCGTTTCCTTGTTGGTAACCCTACTGTTGGCGGTTATGGTCTTACCCTTACTGCTGCTAAGTATGTTATATATTTTAGTAATTCTTACAATCTGGAAGTCCGTCAGCAAAGCGAAGATCGTGCTCATAGACATGGTCAAACTTCTCAAGTCACATATGTAGATTTAATTGCAAAAGATACTGTTGATGAAATGGTATTACACAATTTAGAAAATAAAATTGAATTATCTGCTAAGACTCTTGGGGAACAGGTTCAGAAGTGGCTTTAGATTTGTGGTAGTTGTGAACTCTCTCTAACCATTTTTCTTCATACTCATTTAATTTAGATTCATTCATTTTAAATTCTTGATACAATTTATCTTTCGTACAAACACAAATTAGTCCTTGAGTAATGGGTCCATATTGTTTTTTATGTGCTAGTGAGTAAGCTGCAATTTGATAATAGTAATCTTCAACGTATTCTTCTCTTTTAGGTTTATTCGATTGTTTAAAGTCTATTATAGTTGGTTGTTCATCGTATAAGCCTACAACGTCTGTTGCACCTGCCCATAAATCTTCATAAGCAAGACTAACTTCATTACCCCACACTACTTTTAGTTTTTCTAAATTTTGTACAATCTCATGAGCCATGAGCCGTGCTTGTGCACCCTCTGGAGATAGATTCAAATATCCTTTACCATCTATGTAATTCTCTAATACATAATGCATTTCAGTTCCACGTGTAGCTGCTTGTTGTGTAATACGTTGTGCTTCCTGGTAACCAACTCGTTCTCTCCATCTATCAAGTGATGCTTTCTTTTCTTCAGATTGTGTAGCCGATAGTATAGTAGTAACTGATGGTATTTTCTTTTCACCTACATTATAGGTCCGTGAGCCGTGTTCCTCTTGTCGTGTATATTTCTGATAGTCGTACTTATTCTCTCGTTTGAGATCAGTGATAATAAATTTATTTTCTTGTTTTATAAGACGCACAAGGTCTTTTAATTTAATTTGATAACAAGTGCAACTATTATTCCGATTAAGGTTGTGAGTATAAATCCAGTTGATGCTAACATAATTTTTTCTAGTCTATGTACATCATTATGGATAGCATCTATTTTTTTATTTGTTTCTTCTTGCATAATTCTACATAACTTCTCATGATCATCTATTCTTTGATGGGCTAATATATCTTTATTTTCTTCAACCATAACTTATCCAAATAAATTTAAAGCTTGAGCTAACTGAGCTCTGTCTTGTGGTGTTTGTTCACCTGTTCCAGTTATAGGTAAATTTGTTGGTGTAACCTCTGGTAAAGGCATCTCTGGTCTTCTTTGAGCTTGTTGTTTTCTACGTATCTCTTCTTCTGTCTCTAATGCAGGCGCTTCTTCTGGTCTACTATCTCTAAACATTGGACCATCAAATACACCTGTTTCAAAAAACTTATCATATTTATCTTTGTTTGCTTGAATATCATCTAGTACTGCTTTCGCATCTTCAGCACCAACAAAACCTTGGCCAACTAATCCTGAAGATAATTGAGTCATAAATCTATTGTACTTTGCAAAGCTATCAATTGTTTTACCTTTACCACCTAAACCTTCAATAAGTAGTTTTGTAATCTTAGGATTAGAAAAAGCTTTAGCAACTCCATAAGGTGCTAGTACAAAGAAAGCAGCTGAGCCTGGATCAATGTAGCCACCACCACCAAGCAATATACCCCCGATCTGTGTTACAGCTCCTGCTTGTTTTAATTGAATAAATATTTTACCAGTACCTTCACCAGCAGCTCCTGGTGCAGTTACTTTACCAGTAGTAAATTTTAAAGCTTTAGCATAGTCGTCTAAATTTTTCTTTTGTGATGCTGTTAAAAAATTAGGATCATCTAATATATGTTTATGTTGTCTTAAAAACTTAGCAGCTTGAGCAGCATCTAACACATTATATTGTCCAACTTCTTTTTGTGATGCATTAAAAAAGTTTTTCAAAAATTGTCCTCTTAATCCTTCTTTAACTTCATCTGCATTTCTAAATAAAGGATACATTGTACCGTTTGGTAATTTTACTTTTCTATCAATTAAGTCCATGAAGTATTTTGTATAGTCAGGTTTGTTAGCTGCTACTATTTGTTTGTATAAAGCTTCTTGTCCTCTATCAGTTGTAAGTATTTTATTCATTAATGTATTATTAAATGATCTAGTTCCCATTCTAGTAAACTCTTTAACTGCTTTAGCTTCTTTCATTAATGCAGGTGGTAATGGTGCATCTGATAATAATGATTCCATTCTTTTTAATAATTCTGCTTGTACTGATTGGGCTTCACCAGTAAATTTTTGTGAACCTAAAAAACTATATTGTCTTCTTAATGCATTGTAATTAGTTCTATTTCCTAAAGCTAAAACTTGTCCTAACATTTTAGTAATATCAGGATCATCTATTTTTGCGTTTTTTAAATCTTCTAATGTTTTTAATGCGTAATCTTCAATATTACTTGCAGGTAAAACTTTTTGAAAACGAGCATCATATGCTTGAATCTTTGGAGCTGCGTTTGGTCCACCTAATATAATATCGTAATTAGGATCATATGTTCCATCTGCTCTTTTAATTAACTGATCTACTTTAGCTCCTAAGTCATCCCAAAGTTTAGCTTTAGTTCCCATAAATAATTGTTTATTAGCGTTTGCAGATTCATTTAATAAAACTCCTACAGCATAACCAGTATCATCTACATCACCTAATCCTCTTAATGCTACATCTGTAAATGCATCAATACCTTCCATTACAGATTGTTTACCCATCTCCTGAGCTGCTCTAATAGATCCTGACCCCATGATTGCGGAAGCGGCAATACCTTCCATAAGATCAATAGTAGAGTTTTGAGTCATTACCCCTGGAGTAATATTTGCTTTTTCTATATCTGCAAAAAACTCAGTGCCTCTTTTTGTTTTTATATTTTCAATTATTTCTTTTCTTAATTTTGGATCTTTTAAAATTTGTAATTGTTCGCCTGTTAAAGGTAGATCACTTTCAGTTTTAAAACCTTTTTCAAATACTTTCTTAGGTACTTCTTTTCCTTCGTCAGCTTCTTTTAAATATTTAAAAAACTCTTTATCTCTTTCAATAACTTTAGATGCTTCTTTAGCTCCTGATATTGTATGCAAACCTTTTGTTGTAACTTTGTTATAAACTTTAGCTAAGCCTCCTGCTAAACCATAACCAAGTACTTCACCAAATCCCCCTTGAAATGCACCTCTTGCAACTTCTCTTACAATACTTTCTCTTGGGTCAAATGTTTGTGATATAGCTGCACCAACACCACCCCCAGCTGCTGCACCTGCTGTAGCTCTTCCAATTTTACCAACAGTCTTAGATGATATATTAAGTAAAGGTCTTGCAAGTCTAGCAACTCTTGCTGCCATTGTTGCAGTTAATGCTAAGGAGCTTCCTCCAGAAAAAGGGGCCATGGCTGCACCGGCTAAACCACCGGCAATTGATAAACCAACCTCAGCTACAATTCTTTTAAAGCTAGGGCTTTTTAAAAAACTTTCTGTATCTTTATTGTATTTACCTTTTTGTGCATCAGATAAAATTTCATCAGGTGTTAATTGAAACTCTAATTCTTCATCAAAAGATAAACCGTCTTTGTTACCTTGTTTTAATTGTTTAGCTCCAATATAAGTATCAATAGCTAATTGTTCTTTAGGTGTAGGCTCATTACCTTTTATTTTAAATTTTTGTCCATTAACTACAATCTCTGCCATAATACTCCTTAGTTACCACTAACATCTATTACATCGCCTTCTTTTCTAAAACTTACTTCATCTGTAAGATCTAAATAATTTTGTGCACCTTTTCCAGAAGTTTCCATTATTTCTAGAGCGGTCTCAAAGTCTGCATTGTTATCTTCTGCAATTGCAATAGCATCTGCAAAATAACTATCAAGTGCTTTCATCTTACCTTCAAAAGTTGCTTCACTGTCTCCTAACTGAGGAATTAGTTTTGTAATTCTTTTTGCTTCTTGTTCTGATACTGCTGCACCAGAAATAGCCTGTGTAATAAATGAAGTTGCTTGTTGTATTCTTCCCTTCATAGCAGCATAATCTTTTGAGTATTGAGTACCTGCCGCTCTCCCTAAAGTTGCCGCTATTCTACTTGGATCTGCAAAACCCACTGGTTTATTCAATCTATAGTAATCATCTTGAATTCTAGATAAAATACTTCTTACTCTTTTACCACCTTGTATCTGTTTAATTTGTTCAGCAGACGGTTTTGATACTATAGAAATTTTTCCGTCAGCAGACATTTGAGCAATAGTTCCTGGAGGTAAATTATAAGCTTTTACTTCCTGGTCCGATAAAGTTCTAACCCCATCTCCTGCTTCACCTTTTTGTTTTTCAACAGCTAATATTGTTGAAGGTAATTTACCAATACCTTCACCTAATGCAGATAATGCGGGACCAATTCCTCTGCCTTTTGCTTGTAATAAAGGTGCAGCTAATGTGGATGCATAGATAGCTTTTTCTTTAGGAGTTAATGAACTTAAACCACCTTTTTGAAAATGTTTTACTTTAGGTTTTAAAGATTGAAAATATCTGTCTCTAAATAATTTTCTTGTTAATACTTCATCCATAGCTACCTCGGTTGCATCATGTTGTAAGCAGCATAACCACCTAAGGCAGTTCCTGCAGCTTGCGCTAATGGATTTGATCCGGGAGCCGTGGTTGCTGTTAATGTACTTTGTGTTGTAGGTAAGTTAGTCATAATACCTTTTAAGAATTCAATTCTTTGGTATGGCTCGTATGCTCTTTGTAATGCAGTTTGTCTTTGAGCTTCTAACGCTTGTTGGCCAATACCTCTTTGCAATGCGCCTGCTTGCATTTGTGCTTGAATATCTGCAAGACTCATTGCTTGTTGTTGTGCTCCTAGTTGTCCTAGTGCTTGTCCACTTGCAAGTTGTTGAGCTCTTTGTTGTTGAGCTGCTTGTAATGCGGTTCCAAAACCTGCTGCTTGCGCTTGTCCTATTTGAGATAAAATTCCTCTTTGAAGTTCTGCTCTTTGAACACCTTCTCTTCCACCACCAAATGCGCCAGCACCCACAGCACTAGCTGCTAACTGATTCATTTGCATTTGTCCTCTTCTAGCAATTTCGTCAGTTACATATGATTGATATGGATTAAAAAATTGTTGAATGTTTGGAGCCTGTAATCCTGCTTGTAATGCTCCTACTCCAGCACCTACAGTTCCTGCACCAACACCAGTTTGTCCTGCTTGTTGTATTGCAGCTTGTTCTATTCCTGTAATAGGTGCAACTTGAATACCAGGTAATGATACTGGGGTTGCAGCTAACTTAGCTGCTTGATCATATAACGATAGCTTTCGAGCCTCAACTCCTGGTGCTTCTCTTGCTATACTTGTTTGTGTTCCAGTAGAGGATCCACCTCCACCTCCAGAATCTCCACCTCCAAAAATAAAACTCATTAGTTTAACTCCTTAGTATATAAATATCTTTTAACACCCCAACCTTTTGTTTTTAAAAAAGGCATCCAACCTGGTCTTGCATGCACAGCGATTCTTTTACAACCTTCTGATTTTGCAATGTTCTCTATTGTATCAGCAAGTTGGTCTTGCCACAATTCTCTCTTCTCTCCTTTTAAAAGGATAACTTCACATTGAGAAAAATTAGGTAAAACTGTAATTCTTACTACACATACACCAAATACTTTATATTGGATACCATCGTCTGATCCAAACATCATGAATAAACCCATTTTATTATCTTTAATGTAACCTTTTAAATCATCAATAGTCATAGGGTCTCCATCATATTTAAGACCTTCTCTTAGCATAAACTCTACTAATGACCAGTACTCATCCACCATTGATGGAAATATCTCAAGTACATCTACTTGTTTTTTAATTTTAGTTTTGTTTGCTTGCATTGACTATATCGTAAATCCTTTTAAATTTTTTCTGTTGATCGTAAAAGAAATCAGCTCCTGCTTTTCTCATACTTTTAAAACTTTTAGGATCTGCGCCAGATAAGATACCTGCACCTAATACTGCATCTGCTCTTGATACAAACTCACCGTCAGCTAATTGTGCAAGCATTGTGTCTTCATCTTTATCACCGTTACCTGCTCCATCTTCAACATATCCTGTTGCTCTTACATAATTGTTTGCATCGTTCTCATCATGATCTGATTTAGATGGTAAATAACTTACACCACCTGTATTAAATTTTTTTACAACTTCAGCTAGTCCACCTTTGTTTGCATAAAACATATTTGATCCATATACATCTGATCTTGCAGGCATAGTATTTTCTGCCGGAACAAATGCTCCTTCTAATTTTGCAGCTTGTTCTTCGTATGCTCTTTTATAATCTTCTTCAGTAAATGGTGGTTTAGGTTCTTCTGGTTCACCTTGTAATAATGGTAAAACACTAGCTGCGGTAAATGCTGTTGCTAATGGATTTTCTTTTGCTTTAGTTAGTAAGCTAGAAAGTATTCCTGGTTTATCTGCTACAGCACCCATTGTTGAATCAGCTGCTCTAACTGTAGCCATGTCCGCTCCACCACCTCTCATAGCAAATGAAGGAATATCACTAGCTGCTCTTTGTTGTGCAAATGTAGAAGCTTGTTGTCCAAAACCTAAACTTGAAAATGGTGAACCTTGTCCGATACCCATACCGGCTCCTCCACCCATTGCTCCTATTGCATAAGAACCACCCCCTAATAGAGCTGCATCTCTTAATGCTCTTCTTGTGGATTTACCTCTAAGTTTTTGTACGCCAAATGTGGCTAAAGCTATTGTAAATGGATCCATAGTCTATTTCATTAATTATAGACAATATTACCATTTTACTTAGGTAATATCAACTCGTCAGCAAATCTACCCTCATACTGATGTTCACCAATATGTGCTATTGGATCGTCAATAAAGGCATGACATTTGCCACCAATCTCAGTCCATAGTTTACAGAAAGAGAAGTCTTCACCTAAATAAGTTTTGGTTTCTGGGTCGT